ACCACCCCGCCGCTGGCTCCCTGATCACACTCGGGTTTGACGGGTCAGTTACCAGCGACCACACGGCGCTTATTGGCACCGAGATTGCCACCGGCCATCAGTTTGTCCTCGGCTATTGGGAGCCGCGCCTCCAGATTGACGGCGATTTCGCTATCGATACCGAGGAGGTAGACGCCGCCATGATTGAAGCCTTTACCCGATACAAGGTCTGGCGGCTCTACGCCGACCCTTACTGGTGGCGGGAGTCGCTCTCCCGCTGGGCCGGACGTTACGGGCCCGATATCGTGTTCGCATTCGCGACGAATAACTACAAGCGGATGGCCGTCGCGCTCCTCGACTACCGCAACGCCATCCAGCAGGGGGAGCTCACCCACGATAACGACCCCCGATTCGCGGCCTGTATCGTCAACGCTCACCGTCGCTCTCAGGGATTCCGCGACGATAACGGCGAGCCGATGTGGGTCATCGAGAAAGAGCGTATCGACTCGCCCCTGAAAATCGACGCCGCCATCGCGGGCGCTCTCTCCTGGCTCGCGCGGAATGACGCGATAACTAAGGGCGTCCTCAACAAGCCCGCGCCGTGGTCGGGAATCTTCATCCGATGAATCGCCGCGATAGCCTCGGCGCTGTCGGCGTGGTACTGCTCGTCATCGTCGCCTTCCTTAACCCGCTCCTCGGCCTCGCGACCGTGGCGGCGATCCTGATCTTGGCGGCGCTTCTGGCATAGGACATAAGAACGGCTAGACTGCATGTGCGATAGAGCAGAGGTAGAGAAATCTAGAGTGGCCGAGGGCCCCCTCCGAGGAGGTACCCGATGGTCATGGACAGTATTCGCCGGTTAATCCGCACGACCGGCCCCAATCCCGCTCTCACCCCCCGACCTCGGTCAGTCTCCTGGTCCCGCTCCTATAGCGGCGTCTCCGTGACCGAGGAGACGGCCATCGGCCTTTCGGCGGTCTACCGCTCGATCGTGCTCATCGCTACGACGGCGGGGGGCCTGCCGCTACACGTTTATCGCGAGCTCCCCGACGGGAGCCGCCAGCGCATCAGGCCGGAGGGGATGCGCGTCCTCTGGGACAAACCCAACCCCGATATGACCCGCCAGACCTTCTGGGAGGTGGTATTCGGGCACGAGGTCATGGGAGACGCCTTCATATTCGTAGTCAAGGACAGGAACGGCGACCCCTTGGAGCTCTGGCCGATAGAGCCGTCGCGGGTAAAGATCGGGCGCACGCCGGAGGGCCGGAAGGTCTACCAAGTCGATGACCTCGACCCCATGATCGACTATTCCTCGGGCGGCGAGATTATCCACATCCCCAACTTCGGACGGGACGGGCTGCGCGGCCTCAGCCCGATTAAGGCGTCGCCGGCAGTGGTGTCCCTCGGGCTCTCCTCGCAGGAATACGCCGACCGCTTTTTCGGGGCCGACTCGACGCCGAACGGCCTCCTGTCCTCCGACCAAGACCTGACAATGGAGCAGGCGCAGGAGATAGCCGACCTCTGGGAGGCGACTCATCAAGGGCTGGAGCGCCAGCACCGCATCGCCGTCCTCGGGCGGGGGGCAAACTTTCACCCCGTCTCTATCTCTCCCCACGACGCCCAGCTATTGGAGGAGCGGCGATTCCAGCTATCGGAAATCGCGCGGCTCTTCGGCGTCCCGCCCCACATGCTCGGCGACGTGGACCGCTCGACCTCGTGGGGGAGCGGTATCGAGGAGCAGACACACGGCTTCCTGACCTTTACGTTGCAGGCGCACATCAACCGATTTGAACACGCGGTCAATGATTCCCTGCTCCGCAAGGGGAGCACGGGGCGCTTCCTAAAATTCGACCTCGGCGGGCTCCTGCGCGGCACGACGCTCCAGCGTTATCAGGCCTACGCCGTCGGCTACGGGCGCTGGCTCTCGGTCAATGAGATACGCCGCGACGAGGACCTATCGCCAATCGAGGGCGGCGATGACGTGCTGGCCCCGCAGAACCTCATTCCCCTTGAGGACTTGGCGGCGGTACAGGGCGAGGCCGAGGGCGGGGCGGGTAACGAGCCGTCTGGAGCGCCTCCCGACCTGCCAGCAGGCTCTAGCAGCAACGGGACAGGGCCATGACTTACAACTGCGGGACGCCTGGATGCGGGAAACGCCTGCCGGTCGATGAGGTCAGCGCCTCGGCCAAGGTCTACTGCCGTTTCTGCAAGCGCCATACGGTCATCATGGCGGCTCCGCGACCGCCGAGCTCGTCGCCTTCGCCCCTGCCTCCGGCTATCGGTCGGTCATTGAGGCGATAAGTGTTGACAGAGTTTCCAACAAGGAATAGGATTACGGAGTAATCAAACACGGCGCTACGAACGCCGACAGGAAAGGGTACTTCCAGATGAAACGGCGCACCATATCTTCCGACCCTATCGAGCTCGCCCGCGACAAGATCGATTCAGCGCGGCGGGTTCTCTCCCTAGTCAACATCGTGGCGGAATCGCCCGCCGCCGCCGATATCGACCGCCTTATCGAGCTCCTCGACGAGGCCAGCATCCTCAGCCGCAAGATTTGGCGGGCCCTCTAGATGAAGGTCTACCGGCACCGCTGCGGAGGCATCCTCCGTCCCACCGGTCTACACGGCCTGCTGGAGTGCGACGGCCCCAACTGCGTAGACAACCCCCGCAGCAAGGAGGCCAGCGCCGACCGCCACGCCACGGTCGAGGCGTGGGGCAGGGATATCGACGAGGACGAGGACGCGGACGCGGACGACTAACCTCCCGCCTGCTTGACGGTTTACACCTAGCAGGCAGACAATCTCGGCGGTAGACGAGCGCACGCTCTGTTTAGAGGCCAAGGGCCCTTCCAGTTTCGGGAGGGCCCTTTCTTTTGCGCGAAACAAAGACACTCCCCCTAGCTGAATTCAAGGTCACGGCGGATAAGGCGGTCGGCACCTTCGAGGGCCGCGCCTCGACCTTCGGCTCGGTCGATTCCTACGGCGACGTGGTAGACAACGGAGCCTACCGAGAGACGATCCCCCAATTCCTCACCCGAGGCTTCATAAGCTGGGGCCACGATTGGGCGAATCCCATCGGCATGGTCACGGCGGCGGAGGAGCGCTCCGACGGCCTCTGGGTCACGGGCGAGTTTCACTCCGACGAGGAATCGCAGCGCTACCGGCAGCGGGCTAAAGAGCGCCTCGACGCTGGCAAGTTTATGGGCCTCTCTATCGGCTACGAGGCCGAAGAGTGGGAGATGCGGAAGGTCGATGAGCCCGTCCGCACCCGCTGGGGCGATTTCTCCGACGAGGTTCGGGCCCTGACCAAGATCAAGCTGTACGAGGTCAGCCTCGTCACAGTCCCCGCCGAGCCAATGGCCGGCCTTTCATCCATCAAGGGATACGACGTTTCTTTCGGCGATCACGCCGCGATGTTGCGGGATGCAGTCGCGGAGTTTCGTTCACGGTGCGAAGCGGGATGCGGCGCGGACGTGAAGGTGGGTCGAGCAATCAGCGCCAACCGGCGACGCCAGATCGAGTCGGTCATCGGGATGATGAGCGACGCGGTGACGGAGCTCGCGGGCCTGATAGCGGAAGCCCACGACGGCGAGGACGGCGACGAGGACGGCGACGAGGAGGACCCTGTGGTCGGCCTCGGCGAGCTCCCCGAAACCTCCGACCTCAAAGCCATTTACCAGCGACTGATAGCGCAGGAATCCTTCTATGCGCACGCCCAAGGGAGGGCCTGAATCGTGGCACCCGCACTAGCTGATATCCAAGAAGAGATGGCCGAAAAGCAGCGCCAGATGCACGAGATTTTCGCCGAGGCGGGATCTGACTTCGATATGGAAAAGGTCAAATCCATCATCGGCACGAGCTCCGATAAGGTGGCCGAGATTCGCCGCCGCGAGGAGGAGCTCGACAAGCTGGGTCAGGAACGCGACCGCCTGGAGACGGCGCAGATGGCGCTCAAGCGGTCGGAAGCGGCGTACCAGCGGTCACGCCAGCCGGTCAATGCGGCCCCCTTCGCCCAGCCCAACGGCGAGGGCATGGTCGATATCGACCGCCGCTCGTTGCGCCAGATTATCAACGAGCACAAGGGCTATCAGTCGTGGCGTAAAGACCCTCGGGGGACGATTAGCATCGAGCTCCCCCACGCCGACTACAAGACGCTGATTACCCTTACGACCGTCAACTCTGCTGCCGACCGGCGCGACGGGGCCGTAAACATGGCCCTCGAAACGAGGACTGTCGCCGACCTGATGTTGCAGGGCGGTACCGACGGAAACACGGTCGAGTATTACGAGGAAACGACTGTCACGAACAATGCCGCCACGGTTTCCGA